ATCCGTCGATGTTTATAATAATGAAATTGTATATAAATTCCATCACTTCTTCTTTTTTTTTTTTTTTTTATGTAAATATTGTCAAACGACTTGTTTTACTACTGTTGTGACTGCTCCCAGCTCTTTCAAATTTGATTGTTTTTATGTTGTTAATATTTTTAATTGGTATCGCATATATATTTTTTTTAATAATATATCCCTTTTTCTTCCATTTTCTCAATTCTGCTTGCTCAAAAAGATCATTTACCATAAGCATCAAAATGATAATCAATAGTGGAGTTCCCAACACCCACAAAATTATTTTAATCATATGTCAAACTCCTTCCTGTATTTTTCATCAATGGCTTCTTCAATAAGGGCTGTCATCGATCTTCCTGTTTGGTATTTCAAAGACATAAGCATGTCGTGATGTTTTACATCAACACGAACTGCTTTAAACTTCTTCCAGTTCTCCCTCGTCCTGTCGGTATAACGAGGGAAAAACTTTTTATAGAGGTCTTGCCTGTCCGCCTCATTCACAAGTCTTTTCGCTTCTTTTTCTGAGATTAAATAGGCAACAGGTTCCTTTTTGGAGTCAAAAGAATATATAGAAACAAAAGACATGCCTTTATACTCCTTTTGTAAACGGGTTATGCCAAGATGCGCGCCCACTTTCAGGTAATACCATATCTTGTATTTGGGATCGTAAACATCCAAATCCCTATTGATGTTCACGGCTGGCACAAACCAGGGATCTCCCTCGCAATAGATGTTCACTTTGTCAAATTTGGTTTTTCTTCGCTTGCTCATTGCAAGTCCCCTCTCTCTTCTCTGAGCATCTGTATGCCCATAACAAGAACAGAGTATGCCAAAATATATATTGTTGCTGTTTCCATTATTCATCCTCCTCCTTTGCGGGTGATCCATAAAACCCAACCCAGTCATCGGCACTTATAATAAACGGCTTTTCTTCCCATGTCGGAAGTTGTCTTTTTGCTCGCTCAGCGTTTTCTCTCCCTTTAGGACACGAGCAAAACTTACTGTGAAGGTATCGCCCGTTTTTGTATCCGTCAACAACGCCATTGCCACCACATACAGAGCAAACATGTTTATAATAATTTGGTTTCCATTCAATGCCACCAACAGAATCAATGATCTTCGACGGTATAAACATAGAGATTTTTTCGTTATTATCCATTATCCGCCTCCTCTTTAAGTCTTTCCCACTCTATTTTAATCATTTTCTTTGACATTTTAAGGGTTTTAATGTCCCAAAAACCCTTCTCGTCCTTTTTGTAAATAACAATTTCCTTTTCGGTTAAAATAGCCGTATCGCCGTTTTTATATTTGATCTTGTCCAATGGATCCATCTTTGTCATTGCGCGCCTCCTCTATGTTCCGCCATTTTATAACTTCATCCTCGTTGTAAAATCTCTTTAACTCTCGTTCAACAAAGATTCTTATTGTTTTTCCAATGTCGGTTAAAGATGACTCTATAACCATCTTGGAATCGTCAGGTTTGGCATCACCAAAACATGAACGATGATACGTAGAAATAATCACAACCTTCTTTTTGTCTGTCAAACAAAAAGAGTGTTCGACAACTTCACGAACAAAATTATTCGTAAGGTGTTTTGCCATCTCTTGAAAACCAACGCGGATAATGGTTTCGGATCTAACCGACTGTTTGAACACATAGCCCTCGTAATTTATTCCTATCACAATATCCAAATACATAAGCCTCATTTCATGCCTCCTTTTATACTTTTATTATAGCACATCAATGTTACATTGTCAACATAAAAAAAGAGCATGTTTTCACATGCTCCGCAATGGAGGAAACTAACCTTTTCACCTCGTGAAGTGAAGCGTTACACTCGCAAGTGTAAACCTACCCTTCACATCTTTTCATCTAATATCATCACGTCATGCTTTCCGTTGAGTTTACGAACAAATTTATTCCATGTTTTTTTGGCTTCAAATTTGTTTTTACACAACCTTCTTTTGATTTTCTTATACCGATAATACAAATAAACATCATTGTCTTTATACCACACTAACGAATAGTTACGATACCTGTATTCTCTTAATATCATATTATCCTCCCAATTCGGGTTTAAACTCTGCCATGTCAGACATCATCAAAATTAAATATCGCATAACCATGCTTTTAAAAAACTCATTCTTTGGATGTGATCTATCCAACAAGATATCTATCATTGCTTGTGATCGCCCTACTACACTTATTATTATTTCATCATTTGTTAAATTTTTTAATATTTGATCTCCTTTCTTTAATTTGTTTCAATCTGTTTTTTAACCAAATTATCTTTACTTTATCTTTTTTTATCATTTTTTGACAATGAATTACGGAACCCTTACGCTCTTCAATCTCAATTTCTATTTCCCTTATTTGTTCTTTACAATCTCGGAAGGTCATATTTTTTAACTCATCGTTGAGTTCGACTTCAGTTATATCATCTTGGAAATAACGGATAAATGATCCTAATGCTCTTCTGATTTTAAACACCCCCCTTTCTGATTAATAAATGATTTATTCATTCCCCCTCCTGAAAAATTTCGCTAATTATGCTTTCCAAGTCGGACATACTCATGTCCTTTATTCTAATTTCGCAACAGTCATCGGTTTCGATAACGCCATCTTCAATCGAAATAATCTCACCTGCCATAAAACCATTACCATACATCACAAATCGTTCGTTTTTTATGAGTTTTTGGCAGTTCTCTTCGCTTTCTATAAACTCGTAAAGAAAATCAACCATTTCTTTTCGAAACCTTTCTGTGGCTTTCCACTTTTTGTCAAATTGTTTCTTCGTCATTTTACGCCTCCTTTTGGTTTTATAGGCATTATCAAAAACGTTTCGTTCGATGAAAAATGCTCATTATTATCTTTTATTATTATTGGATCGTAAGAACTATTAACGATAATATCTATTTCCTCACTGTTCAATACATCAACCATTTCATAAAACAATTTCGCGTTAATGTTAAACTTAACATTACCTTGAACAATACTTTTCATGTTTTTTGAAATTGTTATACCTGCAAAAGAGTTTGCCCCCGCTTTTATTTTTCCATCGGCGAAAGATTCAATTTCCGCCACATAATTATCGTTATCTTTTTCTTTTAGTTTTATTATCGGTTTTAAAAACCTTAAAAAGTCTTTTTTATTAACGGTTATAATGTTGTTTCTGTTGTTTTTTATTAACTCGCCATACCCGACAAAACTTGTATTATCATTATCGTAAACGACAATGCCAAAATCTTTTATTTCTTGGAAATAATCGTTCTTGCCATTTATTTCAATTATTCTGCGTCCCTTGTCGTTTTCAAAGATGGTAAAATATGTTTTACCGCCCTTTTTTTTGTTGGTTTTTGTCAACCGCCAAAGGTTCTTTATTGCATTGTCGGTTAAATAAAAACTAATCTTTTTTTCTGTTTCTTTTTCTGGAATAATATTATACTCAATGTGCGTTAAACGCTTGCCGTCTGTTGTAGTTAACTTGAGGGTCATTCCCTCCAGTTCACAATAAACTTTCTTAAGGCTTTCTCTTCTTACGTCTTTTGGTGCTATGGACATTAAAAGTTTTTTTGTTGTGTCATGAATATCCATAGAATCCATTTTAAATGAATTAACGAGGCTAAAACCCTCAAATCCTCTTGTCTGGTATTTTTCAACGTCGCTTAACGGCAGGGTGTATATTTCACTTGTGCTTAACACTGTTATTTTAAGGTTCTCTTCTTTGCTCAACCCTATCCTATCGTTTTTGTCAATGTTAGACAGAACCTGTTGTAAGGTTTTTCCATCGACACAAAAAGGATCGTCAATAAAACTTGAGAGCAATTTTACTTCTTTTTTTATAACAACATCGTAGTTTGTTGCCTCAACGATAGCACTACCACCCAAAATTGTTATTTTAATTAGTTTTAAGTTTTTCTGCCATTTTTCGATGGCTTTTGTTATTGGCAGAACGGCGTTGACCGCCTCCAATAATAAACATGCTTTTACGTCAAAACTCATTTTTCCTCCTTACATTCTGTTATAAGGATTTTTAAATCACTTATGCTTAAATCCCTAACGTTAACAATTTGACCGCCTGACAAATCTATGTTGCCATCGGAATCAATGGAATGGACAACAGAATCATAAAATTCACTGCCACCGTTAAGATATATATGCTTATGCTGTGTTATCGTCTTACAAAAACCCTTGTTTTCAATAAAACCCACAACGTATTCAATCATTTTCTCTTTAACCTTCTCTAAATCTTTATAAATTTCTTTTTTTGTCATAATTTCCTCCTAATAATTCTGTCTGCCCGCACAGGCGGGTCTTGAAAAGTTAAGGCAGACCTCGCAAGAAGCCTGTCTGTGAATTCTATTTTTTTGAAGCCAGTTCTTTTTTTCTGGCTTCCCAGCTATATATACTCTTTCGGTTGTCCAGTTCGAACCAGACGACAGTGCAGTCATTTGCTCTGTCCACGTCGTGGCTGAATCTTCTCCACACCTGCCCGAAGGCAAATATGAACGGGTAATACTTTCTCATGAATGTCCCATGACATCCGTTCCCGACCATTTCTTCTCTTGTTTCAAGGTGCTTGAAATCAGGTGCCACTTTCAATTCCTGATAATGTTTTCTCTTATCATCTTCAAAATACTTTCTCATTTCTAATTTCCTCCTAATAATTCTGTCTGCCCGCACAGGCGGGACTTTGAAAGTAACTTCTCATCGGCACTTCCAGCCGTTAAAAAACAAAGTAAAAATCCAATAAGTCAAGCCATTGTCAGAGAGAGAGAGAATAAGTTGAATTAAATTCCCTGAAGATACCCCACTATAGTTATTATATATATATATATACTATAATAAGGTGTATATACACGATCTTGTCTTATTCTTATTCTTCTCAGATCCTATATATATACCCTCTCTCTCTCTCTATATATTATAAGATTAGATCATGTATTATTATATAAACTATACTTTTAGTTGGTTCACAAAACCATTTGCAAACTCTTCTAATTCCTCAAGGATTCGCCATCTCAAGAGGTTTATAATGCTTGCAGGTTCAGCAAGTGAGATGTCCCCGACATCAACAAGGTAAAAGCGGTTAAAATCACTATTTGCCACTTCTACAATATCGCTATTGTAAACAGGGACTATTGGATCTATAATATCATAAAGATTGTCCTTGTCAAAAGCATCCCTTTCAACCTCTTCTGTTATGACCTGCTTGGTCATTTTCTTTAAACTTTCCCATGTCATGATTTTTCCTCCTTTTGTAATACTCTATATAGTCATTTTGAATTTACTATGTCCGCATAATTCACACTCATAAACCAATTCGAATTTTGCTGATTCAAGTTCTTTTAATCGTTTGATGATATTTTTTATGGTATCATCAATGAACCGTTCGTTGTGATCTATAATATTTCGCAGACAACTGTTTGTATCAAACCCTATTACGAAATATTTATCTAAATTATTAAATATTTCAGATATTTTCTTGACCTGTTCGTGTATGTGAACATCACAGGCTATTCCGTCTGCTTTCTCTTTAAAAGTGATTTCTACGTTTAACGCCTCGTTGATGGCGTTATAATCTAATTCTGACGAAATCAATGGATGTTCTATCGGCATGATAACATAACCATTTCCCCAGCCTCCTTCCCTTTCTCCATCAATAATAAATCTTGGATCTTCCTCAGGGGAATCATAACTATGTTTTAGACTATAATATTTCATTCTGCCTCCTCAAAGCCAAACTCCTTCAGTTTGTCAGTCGCCTGCAGTTCACTCAATGCGAACTTAACATCTTTTGCCTGTAATTTGCCGTAGAACCTGCCAACGCTGACATACAGGTTAGTGTAACCGTTTTTAGTCATGATTTTACTTATAGCGGCTTCTCCGCCATAGATGCCCTGATAAATAATTGAATGTGCTTTGAATTCCCCATCAAACCAGATCAACTGAAAATACTCTCCAGTGCAACCCATCTTTCCCGACGTGTAGCCCACCTTCTGATTGATAAATGATTTATACATTTTCTTTCCTCCTTTTTTTTCAAAGCCCCACAAAACCGCTTCCACTTTTAAGTAATCCATTCAAGCCCATCGGGAATATTATTTCTATAATAATCAAAACAATGGGTTCCGTCTCGGTATTTCCAACTTTTGGCTTCAGCGTTGGAAATAATTTCTGCGGGGCAGTAACTTGTTATATTTCCCCCTTGTGCTTTTACTTTCGAGTGTATTTTTTCGATCCAATTTCCACATTCTTTTTTAGTCCCAGGTCCGAAAGTTTCAAAGTTTCCTGATCCTGGTATATTTATATGTGCAAACATTTCTAACCTCCTGTTTTTATTTTATGACTCATTATAGCACACTTTCTATTTTATGTCAAGAACATGTTAAAAATAAATGTAAACCCGATGAATACTACGGAAGAACAGAATACATCATAAATGATGTGTAAAAAACACGTTTTAAAAGAGGAAATCTAACGGCTTGAATCCTGCGGCATGGGATGATTCTGCCTAAAAGGAATTTCAACGGCTTAAAAATGAAATTAGGGGTGTTAGAGACGATTCTAAGCAAGGAGACGACCTCCGAAATAAACACCTGTTTTAACATACAAAAGTCATATCTTTTGTTAAAAGTGATAGAAACGTAGTGTTTGCAACGTTCAACCAATTTGTTAACGTCAACAAAAAGGTATATTTCAACGGCATGTTGAAAGTGTAAAAAAGTGAACTCATCGAGTTTTTCGAATAGTTGGTTGAGTAAAAATAAAATGTAGAATGTGATAAAAGTCATATTGTTTGGGTTGTGAGTGTGGTATTGTAAGGATAGAATCCTATATAAATCATACGTTAGTGATTCAGCAGGGTTTTCGCTGTTGATGGGTGGCAACCCATCTAGTGTTGTTATGTCCAGGCATGGACAACTAACAAGGCGGAGTTTTAATATTACCTTGCGGCACGGCTAAGAAAGACTACGGGTTGATCGCCTGTAGTCTTTTGCTTTTCGGTTAAACATCCCCGAAATGAAAAAGCCCCTGCCTTATGCGGCGGAGGCTTAATCGAATATGGCATGACCCTCACCTTCTTTTTTCCTTTTCTTCCTTCCACGTGGCTTTCAGTTCCACATCGCACTTACAATGTCGTTTGCCACGCCAAGCGGCGTGAGCGGCTTTCCTTCTTCGTCCTCTGTCAGGTTCCATCTTTCGATAGCGTTATTATTTAGCTCGTTTGTAGCAGAAGGGTTTCCGCAGGTGCCGTTCGGGTCGTTCGCCCACTTCTTCGCAAGGGTAAGACCTCTTACAATTGCTTCATAGCGATCGAATTTACCTTGATTTGTTGATCTCATTTTTCCTCCCTTGATATTCTTTCTGTATTCAGTATAACACACATCCTCCCGTTTGTCAAGCATTTTATAAAGATAATTCAAATAAAGATAATATAACTGAACACGCCAGAAGCACGCTGAAGCCTACGCCTGAAACAGGCTAATATCACACCATAATACACATAACGCCTGAATCCCGCTTATTCAGAATGTATGATATACTCTATACCCCCGCCTGAAGGCTTGAATCATACATCATGGACATAAACTACCCCCATTCTTGGCTTGTTTTGGGACTTTTGATACATTCACGGCGGACACGGGCGCGCTCGTTCTCGGATGAGGATAGGAAAACATACGCATACATCACGGACATACGCACCCCCCTACACCCCCTTTTGCTGTTAGACCTATATACACATGCCGCTCCGTCAAATTTATTCGGTTTTAAAGTCCGCCAAAAAGGGTTTAATTTAATTCAATTCGAATAGTCAAGGAATATTTGATGATTGAACTTGACAACGTGTTGTTTTTATGGTATTATAGTGTTGGGGTATTTATGAATAATATGAAGGGCAGAGAGGTTTGGAATGTTGAAGGGTTAGTGCCTACGTGGGGTGATGAAGATATAGTTAAGCATTTTAGTGATATTGAAATCATACAAACAATGCTTGACAATCCTGATGAATACAAATGGAGTAAGCATGAATTTAAAGCACTAAAAGGAATTCTCGATCTTTTAATTAGGCATAAAAAAGGTGCGATAGAAAGTCCGATTAGTAGAGATTTTGATGTTGATATGGGAATGGACAAAGAAGATTTTGTAAATGGAACTATTTATAAATATAGAACAATATTCTTTTTATTTATACGTGTAAATTGGAAAACTATGATTTACAGAATAAAATTTTGACAAGTTTACATCTTTATGTTACTATAGAGTGGGAGGAATAACATGGAATCAATAAAAAGTCCCTTAATCTATATAGGTGGCAAATATCATTTGGCAAAAAATATCATTGGTTTCTTCCCAAAACACACGATATATGTTGAGCCCTTTGGTGGTGCCGCCCATGTATTGTGCCAAAAACCAAGGAGTATGTCTGTAACTGAGGTTTACAATGACACCAACGAAGAAATGATTAATCTTTTTAAAGTGTTGCTTAACCCTGAAACGGCAGAAGAACTTCTTGAGATATATGATTTAACGCCATATTCAAGACAGTTGTTCATCGAAATAAGGGATGGGATATATAATTTACCAATTAAAAACAACATGGTTAAGAAAGCATGGGAAACACTCGTAATAATGAAACAGTGTTTTTCTGGAAACTTTACAAATAAAAAACCCTCGTTTGGTTTTGATAAACACAAACACAATAAAAACGCAAGTCATGTTTTGTTTACGGGAAGACTGAGAAATTTAATTGATAGGCTTCGTAGTATTCAGATTGAAAAGTTAGATTTCAGAGATTGTATTAAAAAATACGATTCACATGAAACGCTTTTTTATTGTGATCCCCCGTATGTGGACAAAGAGGATTATTATACTGGTGTTTTTAACAAAAAAGACCATATAGACCTCGCTGGGTTATTGAACAACATACAAGGCAAAGTAATTGTGTCTTATTATCCTTTTGAAGGGTTTGAAGGATTATATCCACAAGAAAAGTGGAATTACAAATATTTTAACATCGCAAAATACTCATCTATTACAAACAAGACAAATCCCAAAAAACCAAGGGCAAAAGAGTTGTTACTTATAAAAAAGCAATAAGGAGGCAAACATGGAATTACAATACGCATGGGCGATGCCAAACGCGGAAACATTTACCATTAAACCGATAAAAAAACTTCTTAAAAAGGAGTTAGTAAACAAGTTCATTGTTGATCCTTTCAGTGGAAACAGCAAATTTGCAGATTGCACAAATGATATAAACCCTGAAATAAAAGCGGACTTCAATCTTGACGCATTAGAATATTTAAAATTGTTTTCTGGTAATTCTATGGATGGCGTTCTGCTTGACCCTCCATATTCCTCAAGACAGGTTGCGGAACACTATAAAGCGGCAGGTGTAAAATGGGATGGGCGGTCATCTTGGATGTCAAAGATTAAGGATGAGATTGCGAGAATTACTGTGGTTGGCGGGAAGGTTATAACTTTTGGCTGGAATTCAACTGGGATTGGAAAGTGCCGTGGCTTCAGGAAGGATAAGATTTTACTTGTATGCCATGGTGGAAGTCATAATGACACTATTTGCGTGGTTGAAACGAAGATAAAGGAGGCATAGTATGATAATAGGTTTCGCGGGAAAGGCTGGGAGTGGGAAGAATTGGTATGGACAAAAACTGAACTGTGTTTTATCTGGGTTGGGTTATTGTGTGGGGGAATGTTCAATTGCAGAGGATTTGAAAAAGATTACCAATGGTTGTCTTAATGATAATTTATCTCTTGTGATAGACATAATTCAAGATTTCTGTTTTGGAACTGAGCAATATTTTTCTGCTATCAAAATCAATAAGTTGGCAAAAAAATATATTAATTATTCCAAAAAGCATTACAAGGACGAAGATAAACGACGGTTTTTACAATTGCTTGCCGACGACATAAAACATGATTTTGGTCAAAGTGTTTTCATACAAAGTCTGTTTTCATGGTTTGGAAAGTCGATTTCAAATAAACGTAACATGCTCATTATCACCGATGTTCGCTTCCCATGCGATGTTGACGAGATTGTAAAAAGAGGCGGTATAGTCTTTTACCTTGACGTATCAGAAGGTATCAGATCGGAGCGACTTGACACACGAGGCGACAATAGACAGGTTGTGGGTGATGCAAAGAACCATTCTTCCGAAACGGCATTATCGGAGTTTACCTACGATGTTATTTGTCCACACGCCGAACAGGTTAAAGGATCTGCCATAGACGAAACACTCAAGGTTGTTTTGGACGTGGTTTTTGATAGATTGATAAATGAGGAGGCATCATGAAGAAACCGTTGATTTACTTAGGGGGTCCCATTGAGGGCTTGAAAATTGCTGATGCAAAAGAGTGGAGAGAAAAAGTTAAAAGTGGATACTCTTATTGGTTTGAGTTTATTGACCCGACAGACAACCTTGACGAGAACACAAAGGCTGAGGACAAGTATGACATCGACATGGCGAATATAAACCGTTGTGATGGTCTTCTTGTCAACTACACTCGTTATGACAGGCAGAACATTGGGACAGAGAGAGAAATACAAAGTGCCTGCGATCAAGGAATTCCAGTTTATGCTTTCTTTGGTGAAAACAACTATGCCCGTAATTACGGGTGGAATAAAAAGAATTTAAGGGTGAGAACAGCAGAAATGAGCAGAGCGGCAAAATTAATGACGCTTGATTTCCATAAAGATCGTGTTGTTTTTAAATAAAAACCGACCCTTTCGAGTCGGCTGATCCAGCGATTCTATCTACTGGAGTTGCTAATTATATATTAACACATTTTTGGGGATTTGTCAAGGAGGCAATATGACCAATTCAAGAGAAGTAATATTAAAACTTCAAACACTCGAAGATTTGGAGATGACGATGAAAGAACTTGAGAAGATGAAGCCTGCTTATGATATATATTTTGTTAAAATTAGAAAAGATCCAACGGGTTCTTTGGATATGCTTAAAGGAAGACCGTATTTTCATTAAGGAGGCAGTATGGGATATACAACAACATTTAAAGGACAGTAAAAGAGGTAAATATAATGCTTGATATTTATAAGATTTGGGGGGAAATAAAAAATCGCAAAAAAGAAGGAAAGTCTTGTAGTGAAAAATCTCTGGTTGAATTTTTCAACAAACAACGAATTCTTAAAAAAGACACAAGAAGATTAATAAAGTCGGCGTTAAAATTACAACAAATAATGAAAGAGCCAAACGGCGAATTGAGATTGTCAACAAGAAAAGAGAAAAAAGAGATTGTTATGGAGATATTGCAAATGATCAAAGAAAAAGAAAGAAAAAGTAAAAAATCTTTAAAAACCCCTTGACAAACTTGACAAGAGGGTGTATAATAAAGATGGTGGAAGAGAATAACTAATTATCTCATCTGCCAATCGAGGCAGAAAGAGTTCATGATCCGCCTGTTCGTGCAGGCAGGCGGTGATTGTTTCCATTTAAGGTGATGAAATAAACGGATGACGAAAAAAGAAAGACAACACGAAAAAGAAAAAGAAAAAATGAAACTGGCTCGTGAAACAACCGAGTGGAGGTTTGTCCAACTCGTTGAGATTGTATCGAATCCAACGGAACATAACTTAGGTGCTAAAGAAATATTCGAAAAATATGACATCCCGATTTCAACAACCAATGCAATTAAAAGGAAAGCCTCTTTTTACGAAGAGGTTAAAATGGTTAATAGAAACAGGGCAATCGAAAACACAGCACCTATTTTTGACGCTCTTATCAATAAAGCGAAATCAGGGCATGCACCGAGCATTAAACTGTTTTTCGAGGTAACAAGACAGTATGAAACTTTCCACAACCACAAACATGAGGTTAAACACAAAGAAGAGATTGCGAAAATGACTACGGAGCAAATCATTGAAAGAATTAAACAAACGTCGATAAACTTTGTTTCTAATAACTAATCATGGCGGGGTGTAATGACAACAGAGGAAAAAGAAAGAACAAGGGCGATTAATCGCTATAACCTCAATGTTGCATGTGGTGATGAAAAGCGTGCCGCTTTAGAGTGGGAGTTATGTAAGAGGGATCCATGGCATTGGATATATAATTGGGTGTGGACGTTAGACACACATGACAAAAAGTGTCCAAAGAAATGGTTTCCCGACAAAGAATATATCAAGAGATTTGTGGAGGTTTACCAAAAAGAAGATTTGTTGTTGGTTCCAAAATCAAGGCAAATGATGTTGACGTGGATATGTGTATCATTATTCTTACATGAAGCAATCTTTAATAACGGGCGTTATCTGTTCATGATTTCCAAGAAGGAAAAAGACGCCGACGATCTGGTTCAAAAGAGAATAAAATACATATACGACCAATTGCCAAAGTTTATGCAACCAAAAGTAGTTTTTACTTTTTGTAATGCAAATTTCCCCGACAATAATTGTGTTATACATGGTTTTCCTCAAGGGGCAGACCAAATTCGTTCGCAAACAGCATCGACGGTTTTGGTGGACGAGGCTGCGTTTCAGCCAGAAGCGGAGTCAACGTATGAGGCGATTAAACCGTCAATTGATGGCGGGGGTAAGATTATAATGATTTCATCGGCGAACCCAGGTTTCTTTGAGAGGCTGGTGAACGATAAAACGGAAATGGCTGACAAATAAGGGGGCGTGATGGATTTCTCTAAAGATGATGCTGTAGATGCTTTTAGCGAAATTGTTGACATTGCAAAAAACAAACAAAGAGCAAAACAAGCAATAGATGGATACAAACCAACGTTCAACGGAATTATAATTGTGTATGAAAGCGATGATAAAGATGTTGGTTTCCATTTTATAAACAGTAATTTCGCCTCGGCAAGACAATCTCTGTTGAGAGCAGCAGATATATTTCTTAAAACAGAGATGAAAGAAGAATTATACGGAGAACTCGATGAAGGGAATCTATGAGAGAAAGAACAAAAACGGCTTTTATGTGTTTAGGATACACTACTCGGCTGATCCCGACAAAGATCCCGACACAAAGCAGGGTAAGGTATGGTATGATAAAGTCCGCAAGGGAATGATGGATAAATCATGGCAGAAGGAATACGAGATTGACTGGTTCGCAAAATCGGGAGAACTCGTTTATCCGATGTTTGATCCTTCCGTTCATGTAGTTCAACCCTTCGCAATACCAAAGAGTTGGACACGGTATATGGCATTAGACCCTGGTTTAAGGAATCCGACGGCGGCGTTATGGGCGGCGGTTGATCCTGATGATAATATATATTTCTATCGGGAATACTACAAAGCGGAGATGACACCGAAAGAACATGCCGTTGTAATAAAGGAGTTAGAAAAAGGGGAAAAGATATTTGTAAGACTCATCGATCCTGCGGCACGTGGCAGGGATATGACAACAAAGAAGTCGGTGAGCGAGTCTTACGCCGAAAATAAACTGTTTTTTATCGAGGCAAACAACAAGGTTGAACTCGGTATATCGAAAGTTCAAGAAGCAATGAAAATCGGCAAGACAGGTCCAAGGATGTATGTATTCAGCACGTTGAGAAATTACATACAAGAAAAGAGTGAATATAGGTGGCATCAGGAAACCGAAACGGTTTTAAGGCAAAAAGATCCGACTGAGAAGCCGATAAAGAAACGAGATCACCTTATGGACTGCGAAAGATATATAATAGTGGCTAATCCGCACTATAGGCGGATATACGGGTTTAAGAAAAACAAGGACATTCATGTTTGGGATGGAATGTCAACGGGGTATTAAATGGATAAAGATGCAAAAATTGTTGACATGGTTATTGACCATTTTAACGCTGCGAAAGATAGTCGTAGTGATAATGTTGACAAATGGAAACGCTGGTATGACTTATATCGCTCAAAATCACCGACAAGAAGTGATAGTGAGGGTAAGTCTAATATTTTTATTCCAATGACATTTACGGCAATTGAAACAATCACACCACGGTTGGTTTCTGGATATATGAACTCGACAGAACCTCCGATTTCCGTTATTCCTCGTGGCGAAGAAGATATAGAGAAGGCTGAATCTTTCGAACAACTTTTAACTTATCAATTCGAACAGATTAATTTTCCTGCAAAACTGTTAAATTATTACAAACAATGTCTGATATATGGCACATCTGTAATAAAAGTGTTTTGGGATTTAGACACGGTTTACTCACAGTTTGACAGACCAAATTTTGAAGTGTTAGACTTGTATGACTTTTATGTTGACCCTACCGCAGTAACCATTGATGATGCCCGTTTCTGTATTCATAGAAGTTATATTTCCAAAGAAGAACTTGAATCAAAAAGAGATGTCCCTGGTTTTAAAAATATCAACAAGGTGTCAGGTGAAGACCTTTCACGTGATAGTGAATCAGCCCCAAAATATGAAGAATACGGAGATTTTGAACAAGAACTTGACGATGACATAAAGAGAGACATTGAGATTCTTGAGTATTGGGAAGATGACAGGATTATTGTTGTGGCAAACCAAAAGACGTTGATTTGCGACAAGAAGAATCCATTTGAACACAAAAGAAAACCATTTGTAGCGATTAAACTTATTCCCGTTCCAAACGAATTTTACGGAATCGGGATTATAGAACCGATTGAAGGGCTGCAAAACGAATTAAACACGAAACACAACCAGCGTCTTGACAATGTCAATCTTATTTTAAACCAAATGTGGACAGTTCTGCGTGGTGCTATTGATGATTACGACCAGTTAAAATCAAGACCTGGCGGTATTATTACGGTGAACGACATGGGCGGTATAAAACCCCTTGTTGTCCCAGATGCTACAATGGGAGCATACAGGGAAGAACTCAGTTGTATGGACAGGATTAAGGAAACCACAGGTGCCACAGAACTCATCCAAGGTATGTCCCAGCAAGGGCAAAAGGATATGACAGCAACAGAGGTTACGATTAAGACAAAACAAGCCTCTACCCGTATAGACTTTTATTATAAACTGATGGCTGAAACGGGCTTAAGAGGGCTTGGAAATATGTTTATAGCCTTAGACCAACAGTTTATAAAAGAAGAGCAGGTGGTGCGGATAATGAACGACAGATCAGCGTCTTTTATTCACATTGACCCTGAAAACATATCGGGAAGGTTTGACGTTACGGTTAACCCAGAACCGATGCTTTTGAACAGAAACGAAGAACTTAACAAATACATATCAGCATTTGGTATGGGACAAAGCGTTGAGGGTTTCAATCCAATACCAGTCTTAAAAGAAGCATACAAAAAATTACAAATACCGAAAAAGATAACAAACGATGTTTTTGAATTACCCGAACAAATAATGGACTTCAGGCAGGATCAATTGAAACAGCAGGAAATAGCAGCCAAAATGCAGCAAGACCAACAATTACAAACAGGTCAAATGGATCAATTTCAACCTCAAGGGCAAATGCCTTCTCCCAACGAGATTCCGCAGGATTTCGGTTCTGCGGGATCTCAGCCCTTACCTAATATGATGATGGGAGGAATGGAATGAACAGAGAAACGGAATTAAAGTATAGGGAACAACATAGGATTTCAATAGCGGTAAAAGAGATGATAAAAACTGAAGGTTGGAAGTGTTTTGAAAGAGAGGTGGAAAACCATAGACAATTTATAATTAATAAAATAAAAGCATGCGACAGGGATGAATTATTAGAAACAAGATCGCGTTTAAAAACGATAGATTTTGTTATGGGTATGTCAAGAACAATAATAAATACAGGCAAATACGCTCTAAGCGAATTAAACAGGGGAGGGTTAAATGGCTAAGGAAAATATTACAGAAGAAGAATTTGATGTTAGGGATGATTTTAGCGATGCAGTTTTAGAAAGCGTAGAGGATGAATCATCTTTCGAGGATCTTATGCAGTCTGCGTTTTATAAAGAAGCGGACAAGGAAGAACCAGAAGAAGATGCCGATATAGAAAAACCCGAAGATGATGATGGTAGAGAAGAAGAGCCTATAAAAGAAGCGGAAGCAGGAATAGAAGAACCTGAAAAAGAGGCTGACACAAAAACAGACTTCACTCAAGAAGAAGTTTTGAAGATGAAGAACACATTATCAAAACTTGGATACAAAGTAGAATCAACACAGCAGCAGGCGATGTTAACAGATGATAAGATTCTTGCTAAATATTCGAACGATATACAGCAAGCCATTAATGATGATGTGGCGAAACGACTGAGTCTTTATGACAAAAACTTTATGACAGAAGAAGAATATAACGAGAAAAAGCAAAAAGCAGAAGAATTGGCACGACAAGGGGCGTTCCAATATGTAAATAACGCAAAAGCGTATGAGGTTCAAAATCATCCGAGGAAAAACGAGATAATAAATCTTATGACAGCAGTAAAAGATAGCACGGGCGTCGCGTTATCACCTGAACAGGCTGAGGCAATAGTGATAACAACTGGGAGATACAAGACTGACAAAAACCCCAACGACGAAAAAGAAAAACGGGAAGCGGTTGCCGAACGAGAAAAAAAGGAATTGACCACATATCGGAAAAAAGAAAAAGAAAATGCTGGTGTAGTAAAATCAAGAAAAGAAAAAGAGAGCAAATCTATATCTAAAAGCCAAAAGAGGGTTTGGGGTAAACTGGGTTTAAACGACAAAGACTTCTCTAACATGGAAGTTGATTGGAATTCAATATGAAAAAATATAGAAAAATTTATGCAGAATTAAGGTTGCAAATTAGATAAGGAGGCGTGAGATATGGGCAAAAACATAACGGATAAGATTAGGGAGTCGGTTTTAAAAGAAGAACCCGTCGTAATTATTAATGAGAATTCTTTTTCTGAGGATATATACAAGATATACGGAGAAGAATCTGGCTATAAATACAGATGGTGCTGGGTTAACGACAGACAAATGACGAGAAATAAATATCTTGGCTGGGAGGTTGACACTAACGAAAAGACATATTCGCTTAATCTTTATGGCGAAAGAATAGAACCTGGAGTTGATGGCTCTAAAAGAATTGAAGATTTGGTATTGTGCAGAATCCCAAATAGAAAATATGCTATTCTGAAAGCCAAAAACGACAGGCTAAGGATATTGGAAGAAAAAGCAAGATTAAACGATATTGACAATACAATAAAAGGAGATGATTAAATGGCTACCATTACACAGAGAGCAGCGCGGGTTGCGAGGACTATTTCGGGAAACTCTCCTGAGATTCTCACTTTTCCCGAAGCGGCTTCTCAGTCGTTCAAAGCGGGAGAGTTTGTTTATCTGTCAAGCGGCAAGGTAACCGTATGTGCGGATAACGCAACAACAATTCTCGGCATGGCTACGCATAACGCAAGTGGCACAACTGATACTGATTGTGAGATTGCAATTGCAAACTATGATACAGTGTTCGAAGCAAACGTGTATCACGGCACGCCTGGAAGTGCAATAACAACGATAGAACAGCCTGGTGTAAACTATGCTTTGCAGTCTGACTCAAACAAAAGTTATGTTGACGTCGAAGATACCGATAACGATGCGTTTGTTGTGAGAAATCTCTCACCGAGAGATTCTGTTGGCGACCAATACGGAAGAGTGGAGTTTCAGGTTCTCGGCTCAGTTGCAGAATTAAGTGCTGGTTCGTAAACTACTAAAATCCTTGGAGAAGGCAAAAATCTAAGGAGTGAAAATAATGGCAGATGCGGTAAGAAGATCAGAACATACCGATTTAACTGATCTCAGGAAAGGCATCGACAAGGTTGTTTATAATAGATACAAATATTACAAACAACTTTACAAGCAAATATACAATCTTGAACCAATGACGACAAGAACAGCAAAAGATACATCGGTGTCTGGGTTGTCAATGGCGACAAAAAAACTGGAAGGACAGTCTATAAGATGGGATAAACCTCTCAAGGGTTACACCTATACCTATACCCCCGATGCTTATGGTATGGGAATTCGTATTACAATGGAAATGCAACAGGATGATCAGTTTGGGATTATAAAAAAGCAGGCGGCAGAACTTGGTCGTCAAATGAACTATCGTGTTGAATATGACGGAGCATCCCTGTTTATTAATGCGTTTGATAGCGGTGTTGGTGGTGATGCTAAGTATTTATGTGATACAGAACATCCACTCGGACAAGGTCAAGAAGGCACCTATGATAATATGCCCTCTGTCGCAACCGACCTTTCAATTACTTCTTTGAGATCAGCAATTGAAAATATTAAAGCAACACCAGATGACAGGGGACAGTTGTTACATTTAAAACCCAAGGTTTTGTTGGTTCCCCGTGAGTTAAAGTGGGCGGCATACGAAATTCTGCTCTCTGATAAAAGAGCATACACTGGTGATAATACAATGAACGCCTTCAAAGACGAAGGAATAAAAATTGTTGTGTGGGACATGCTTACAGATGCAAATGCTTGGTTTTTAATGACAGATAAAGCAGAACATAGCATACAATTCAGATGGAGAATGAAACCTAAATCAAGTATGGGAGATGACTTTGATACAGCAGACTTGAAATACAAACAGATTATGAGATATGCCTACGGCTTTTCCGACTGGAGAGGTGTATATGGCTCTGCAGGTGCAGCATAATAACTCCCTCCCTCCCTATACTCGCAAGGGGAGTCTTTGCGGCTCCCCATTTTTTCACAAAGGAGTGATATAATGTTTAGAAACAAAACAATACTTGCCGTTATAATGATTATGGCGTTATTGTTTATTCCTATAGCAAGTGCCGATACGACCCACTACCACAGTATCGGCTTCATAGGAGATACGGTAAAGCCTGATTCAACTACTGTAACAGCATGGTTATATGATGGCGATGGGAACTTGCTGTTTGCATCGGGAACCACGGCTCCCTCTTCTGAAGAAGGTTACGCCAAGGGTTGCACGTTTTTGGATACAGATGCAACGGGTGATAGTATATATCTGACCAACAAAGGAACCACAAGTTCTTGCACATTTTCAACAGGAACGGCGGCAACTTCCTTTATTGCGTTGACTGATACACCCGTGGGTATAACTACAAATACTTATTACAAAGGTGATAGTGCTGGGACTGCTCTTGACGCAGGCATTGTAATGGGAACCACAACCGCCACAAATGGTAATGTTCTCATTGCCGATGGAACTGACTGGGATACCTCAACAAAAGATTCTGCAGGCATTGTTACCAAAAGTGGCGATCAGACAGGTATTGCTGGTGCGAAGACATGGACAGGAGCGGCTACATTTAGCAGTAGTGTTGCTGTTGCAGGCGGGCAGAAATTAACACTAAGAGATGCAACAGAATATATTTATTCTTCTGCAAATGGTCAAACTGATATTGCCGCAACCGATAAGGTTCAGATTGTAACTTCCACTGTTGATATTAACGGTGCTGTTACAATGTCTGGTAATATGCTTGCTGAATCAACTGCTGAGGTTCAGTTCTATGATAGTGATATGGCTATCAGAGCGATGAGCGACGGCACGCTTGGCGTTAAGGCTGATACAGAGGTTCAAATAGATACAACCACATTAGACATTAATGCTAATGTTGATATATCTGGAACATTGGGCGTTACAGGTGCTTTAACAGCCTCATCCACGACAGCATTAAATGATACTGTTACAGTTGGGACTGACAAGAAATTGCAGTTCAGAGATACTGGTTTGTTTGTTCGGTCTGGAACTGATGGCAAATTGACTTACTCTTCAGATGGTGCTGGTGATGACGACCATTCGTTTATTGGAACTGTAACTTTCAGCGATGCTGCCTTGTTTAGAGAAGACGTAAAATTGCAGTTCAGAGATAGCGGTGTATATGCACAGTCTGGAACTGATGGCAAATTTACATTATCTTCAGATGGCACAGGTGCGGACGACATCACACTTGATGGAACTGTTACCTTTGGTGATGACACAATCTTGGGAACAGACAAGAAAATACAGTTTAGAGATACTGGTATCTATGCACAATCTGGTGCTGACGGCAAGTTGACCATTGCGGCAGATGGCACAGGCTCTGACGACATTACAATATCTGGCACATTGGCATTAAGTGATGATGTTCTTGTCGATACTGATAAATCTATTCAATTTAGAGATATTGGTATTTATATGAAGTCTGGATCAGATGGTAAATTGACTATATCATCTGATGGTGTTGGAGCCGACGATATTACAATGGACGGAACTGTAACATTCAGTGATGATGCTATCTTTAGCACTGACAAAAAAATACAGTTTAGAGATACTGGAAATTATATCAAATCAGGATCTGACGGAGAATTTAACTTCTACTCAGATGGAACTGGTGCAGACGCTTTTAATGTTGTATCCGACGGTGGATTTGTTCTTGATGCCGTAGATGCAGTTGATGTTAATAGTTCAACAAGCACAATTAACATTGCTAATGATGATATTGATCAGGCTGTAAATGTTGCGACAGACGGAGAGAGAACCGTAACCATCGGTTCCGTTAATGGTGCTGCTGGTTTAGTTCTTCAGGCTGGAACAGGCAATTTCAGTATGGCTGGTGTTGCTGCTTCTACGTTTACATTTGGCAAGGCAGATCAGACTGGCACAATGTCTTTTGCTGCTTCTACAGGGGCATTAACCTGCAATATCGCAACAGGTGCAACTGGCAATAAGACCGTTCATATTGCCGATCACGACACACCCGCAAGCACAATTACACAGGGTGGTGCTGCATCTACAGTAACGCTTGATGGTGCAACAATTACAATTGGTGATAGTGATACCGTAAGAACAACTGGTATCGCAACTGGCAATGCCGTGCAGACAGTTAATGTTATGACACATGACACCCCTGTAAGCACATATAGCCTCGGCGGAACAAACTCAAAAGTAAACATTAAAGCCAATGCTGGCATTACAATGGCGGCAGTTAACTACGCTGCAGATGCTGGCGGCGATGATGCTTATGTAACAACGCTTTCACCCGCCCCAACGGCTTATACAACAGGACAAATGTTTCTCCTTAAAGTGGCAACCGCCAATACTGATGGTTGTTCGCTTGACGTAAACGGACTTGGAGCATTGGCAATTAAAACTGCAACAGGCACAGATCCAGCAACCAACGATATTGTTGCAACAAGCATTGCGATAATTGTCTATGATGGCACAGATTTTCTGCTTGTTAATCCCGCGACTACAACCGACTAATATATACGGCTTTAGCCGTTGAGCCATAATCAACGGTTAATTCAAAACAAGGAGGGCGACATGGAGGAATTTCTTAATCTCATAACACCAGAAAACTTTTCAAGGCTTCTTGTTGTTTATCTTCTCTTTAGGTTTGAGAAAACAATGAAAGAAAGTCAAAAAAGCAACGAGGAACAGACAGACAAGACACTCACCATTCTTAACAATTTATCAAAACTGATAGCAGCATTATATGTTCGTTGCCACGGTAAAACCAGCAAAAACAACGGCAAGCCAAACAGTGATATTGAGGCGATAATGGGTGAAAAGAAGGTGTTATAATGTATAAGCGACCTGTATCCGATATAAAGTATCTTGTGGTTCATCACAGCGTAACTGGTGAGGGCTGGACGACCGACGAAATACGCTATATTCACAAATGTATGGGATACTCCGACATCGGGTATCACTTCTTGGTCAACTGGGAAGGACTCAAGGTCGGGCGTTGTGCATTATACACGGGCGCGCACGTGATACCAGAGAAACCCCCTTACAAGTATTGGAATATGAACTACTTGGCATTGGGATTGTGTATCATTGGTAACTACCAATACAATATTCCAAGCAAAAAAGTTATAAACGAAACAGTATATGCGATAAAAAGAATTTGCAAGAAATACAATATACCGATTGACAGGAAGCATATCCTTGGACATAGGCGTATTTCAAGAACTGTATGTCCTGGTATTGGCACAATGCCAGAGATTTACAAAAAATTAGGGATATAGGGGAGGATAATTATGGGAATTTATCAGAATGTGGGGAACAGCAGGCTTCTTGGCAATATAACAGGCAGTAAGGTTTGCCCAAAATGTCAAGAACAAACATGGTATTTCAAAAAAACCATACAAGTGCCATGTGATTTTAGAATTTGGTTCATCAAGGTTAGAATAAGATTTAATATTGGGTTTCAATATTGCCCAAAATGTGGCTTTTTGAGAGTAGAATTAAACAAGGCATAGGAGGTTATTATGGCTAACACATGGGGAACAACACCCATCATACTTGATACAGCAAACGCTGACGGTTCTTACGATGCCGACAATGATGCAAAAAACGGTGGGGTGAAATACTCCACACTTAGATACAAACTTAACAAAATTGAAGTTGTTGGTGCTGTCAATGGCAATGATGTTGTCCTTACACAATGTGAAAAGGACACAATAACAGGCAACGCCTTACTGACATTAAAACTTGAAACGGGCGACTTAAACAAGACTGTTTATTTTAACGGGCAATGGGTCCAGGGCATCATTCCCGTAACACTTGACGGTGCTTGTGTTGTCCGTGTATGGAGAATGTAATGAGTGATTATGTAGGGAAACAACCCTTACCGTCATGGTATAAAGGACAATTGTATGATTGCGACCGTTGCGGTTTTACGTGGGCAAAGAGCGAAACCGTTGTTCAAGGTGGTTGGCGACTTTGCCCAAGGTGTGTTGATGAGGATGTGGATTATGACGCTGACTGAGATGCTTGCAAGTTTTTATCTTAAAATTAATGAATCGTCAACCAATACGAGGTTCAGTTCTGCTTTTGTTACAGAACTGCTTAATGAAGGGTATAAAAAGATATGTCAATTTAGGAATATTCCATGGAATTGGTTGATTGACACCGCTAAAATGACTTGTGTATATACTACAGTTGCAACCTCTTCCACTTCCACAACGCTCAACGTAACTTCTCATACCAATATATTTGACGATCAATGGCTTATGGTTACGGATGATGATATTTACGAGCGTGTCAAAGTAGATGATTCTTCCATTGACGGCTCAGTTACACTTGATAGTGATTTTCCCCTTGTTAACACATGGGCTGCCGATAACTATGTTCTGAGCGGGCAATTAGAACTTCCATCTGACTTCCGTTCAGCCATTTCTTTGCGGGCAGAGGATTTGGAATCAGATAGTCAAGATATTGTAACGCTTACAAAGGTATCCAAAAGGGAATTTGATGTTGTTTACAACTGGAAGAACTCCTCTGGGACACCAACTTATTATTATATTGACAGTTCGCACCTTTATATATACCCGCTTCCTGACGACAATTGGAACATTTGGATGGATTATATTATCATGCCATCTGATTTAAGTGCTGGAAGCGATACTCCCGCAATGCCCACAATGTATCATCAAATGCTTGTTGGCTTTGCCGTGGCAAATGCTTTATTATCGGACACAAGGGCGATGAATCAGGCTGCGTCGGGACAGGCGAAATATTATTTAGATAAATTCCACAGGGATTTAAGCGAAATGGCAGCCGACCATAACAACCAATGGAATGAATTTCGGTCAATGACGGTAAGTTCTGACAAGGATTTACCACAATTCAAATGGTAAGGAATGATTTTAAATGGGATACGAAACATATTACGGTTCAGGTCCTTGGTGGGAAAGACCACAAAACACGCCAGGTCCTTCATATCACAATCAATATCATGGATCAACATACGGAGGTCCCGCACAGGCACATGGATACCAACCCCCACAGGTTCAAAACACCACACCAACAACTTCCCATGGTGTCCCTGGTGTCCCTGACTCAAACGCTGGAACACCTCCCTCTATCACGATGCCTGGTTTCCCCCAAATGCCAGAAGCGACACCGCCTCCAATGAATCCAGAGATATTAAACATATTCAGTGGACTGAAAGACATAATGGGACAAGCATATAAACCTGAAAAACAACAGTGGCAGGCTCCACAGGGATTGGGGCAAATAAAATATAAACCGTTTGGAATTTAATTTTAATGAAGTTATTTAAAATGCCAATTGACAAAGGTAATGCTGCATCTATTGATTGTGGCTGTAATTCCGTTTCAACTATAACACAGGCGAATATACCGCCTGGTTATGTTTACGCACAGAATTTAAGATACCTCCCAAA